GCCCCGTTCCCGTTAGCATCGGAGGACATGGTGTGGAACTGCTTGATCTGAGCGGTGAAACTCGGAGTCGAGTCATCGTCAGGGATCTTCCGTCCCTCCGCCTCTGCGGAGAAAGGATTGACCATTCCGACAACCTCCCCATGGAGTGACGCCGCCTGCTGTTTGTTCGCCACCAAACTCCTACCGTCAGGATTAGGAACCCCGTACGTGTTAGAAGTGCGCTTACGCCGCACAGCAGGACCTTTGCTTCCTTTCTTCTTCGCCATAATACCTCACACTACGATGGAGATAGCTCGCTAATGTTGTTGTTGTTGGTTATCGCTCGAGCTGGTCTGAGTCAGGTTCAATTTCGTGGTTGTTGTAGTGCTAAAGTATGTCACCTGGACGGCGGGGGTTAGGGTTACGGGAGCAGCGGCAGATTCTGTCTCAAGTGCCACTTGATCATCGGGTGTTAGGTCGAACGCCCGCCAAAAGGATATTCGGGCAGCTGTGGTGGGCTTGGCGTATACCGGAACGGCCCCCTTCGCAAGGAACTGCATCCCGGTAGTAAACTCGCCTGGGCCCTGGTAGGCACGGTCGATCATAGACCGATAAAACTCGCAAAAGACCGGCAGGTCTCCGGCCAGTGCTAGTCCGCACCACCCCACTGCGTTGCGCGCCGCGGCCATGTCCTCCTTGGCCCTAAGTGACAGTGAGTCCTTACCCACGCACACACGTGGGTCCCGGACCATACGCCACCTGGTACCGTCAAAGACGGGCCGCGCTTGGCAAAAGTCGATGTGTTCCATGGCGTACGCGACTCCTTCCAGCTTCATAGTAAAGCCAAGTCGGAGGAAATACTCCGCGTACGTGCTCAGAACAACACCAACGTCCCTCCTCTCGACGAACAGAACTCCGTCGTCACCGTCATTCGCGAATTCAAAATCCGCCACTCCAATTTCCCTCATGAAGGACCACATCATGGCGCACATTGTCAAGCAGTTCCCCATGGCCGTGTCCATGTCACCGGACATACGACCTCCCTGCCGACTGTACTTGATGCCCCCCTCCGGGGTCCGCACGTAGCCGCGATTGATCTTACGCATACGGTTCAACCGCCGAAGACCGGCGGGATCCGTAGTCAGACGCTCCTCGATTGCATGCTCCCACTCGATGACCTGTAGGGAGCAATGCTGGTCAAACCGGGAAGCGTCCAACATGATGGCAACCGGTTCCTCAAACCGGCGCCACTTGCGTGCGATCTCACGACCACGTTCGAAGGTGTTCAGACCCTTCATGACCGTCGTACTGTGGTAGCATTCCGCAATCGCACGGAACACCACCTTCTCCATCGGCCGCAGGTAGCACCCGATGCAGACATTGAAGCGCGGTGATCTGGGTTGGATTATCCGTGGACACGGGTCATCCTTCCGGGTGAGATTCGTCTTCTCA